GGCTGCTCTTTGGCCGCAACACTTTCTCATTTTGGCGGTTGCCTGAACTCCGCATTGAGGCGCTATCGCGGTGAGGCTATTCCTGACTGGGCTCCGTGGGCTCAGCGCCGACCATAGGCGCATCAAATACCTCGATCGCAGACGTAAAGAAGAAGATCGCCAGCGCGAGGCCGGCCAGCACTATTGTGTAGCCAGCAGCCAAACCGAACATCCAGGTGATCCGTGCCTGGATAGGGTGATCCTCCGCCCATTGCCGCCAACCTGGCAGGACCTCTAATCGAGCATCCGGCTCCGGTACGGCATCGGGATTGATCGGCTCCAGATCGTAGTCATCGCGAAACGCAGCCTTCAATCGGTAGAGACTGTAGATCCCATAAGCATCTTTGACCGCGTTCACGTGATGGCTGACGGTGGATTTGGAGACGCCAAGGAGTTCTGCCGCATCCTGATAGGTGTCGGTTTCGCACACGCGAATCATCACGTCGACTTGACGCTCAGTTAGATCAATCTGGCCTCGGTCGTTGGCCAAAATCGCCTCTCAATAGACCTGTACGCAAGCCATGCGCCGGAAGAAACTATGCTCCAGAAACCGCAGAATTCTGCGAATCCAGACCTGTACAAACCTGTACTTTCATTGTGCAGGTATGCAGCGATCGATTTTCCCGTCAAGCTTGTCTCTATCGAAATCGAAGACAGGAACCCCACCGCATGACCGAGCAAATGACCGGGTTTGTGATCAGCCAAAGAGGCGAGGCACGATTGAACAACCTCGTTACCTGCCTGCGCGCCGTGGCGAGGCCCATTGCGGAGGCTGAACACAATGACGACGCGATACCCATCAGCGGCATAGAAGCCTCTGCCCTGCTCGATATGGCTGCGGACGCGATCGAGATCGAACTGGCCAATGCCGGCTTCACGGTCGAGCCCGCGCCCGTCAAATTCGAACGGCTCGGCTAGATAAGGCCAAGGAATTTCGGCTCGGCGCGCTTAATCGCCTCGGCGTCGCGCTTCTCACAACGCTCCTGACCTTCAATGATCGCCTGCTTCTCTTCGAATTCCTGGCGCTTCGCTGCGGTCTGCGCGATGCCAAAGACCCGCCATCGATCAGTAATTTGCTCGACCCAAGCTGTGTAGGCTTCGGTGTTGCGATCGGCGTCTGGCTTTTCAGGCAATTGCGGCAGGGATGCACCAGGTACCGCGTCCTTGAGTTGAGAGGGAATGAGGCCTGAACAGGGGGCCTTGTCGGTTATGACCGGCGGAGAGGTGATGCACCCAGCCAGACATGCGGACAGCAAAGGTAAAATGGTGAGCCGTTTCATCACTCTTCCTTCTCACAATAGGCAGGATCGATCTCGCACATGGCCGCTGCAGCCAGCGAGTCCTTCTCGGCCTGGGTCTCAGCAGCGCTTATCGCCGCCTCTGTGGCCTCCACGACGCCCAGGTGTCGCTCCCGCGTCGCCTCGATCTCGGCGAGGTCTTCGAAGGCGTCCTGCGCATTGCTGACGGCCGCGCCAGCACGCTCCGTCTCAATGTCTGCAATTACCTCTGTGTTGCCTACGATGAGGTCGCGCACAAAGCTTACAACAAGAACAACCAAGACGACGGTGATTAGGGCGCTGATGATGCGGCCGAGCGGGGTCAGCCCTTTGAAGAACTTGATCACTGGCATCAGGGTGTCTCCAGCTTTGTCACCGGACGGATTCCGATCAGCGCGAGGCCGCGCTCAAGCCAATACCAGAATCGGATCAGTTCAAGCCAAGGGTTGAGCCAACCCGACAACGTGCAGTAGTGTGTCGTCATGCTTCCCCGGTGGTGGCGAGAATGCTGAGCGGGCCTTTGGAAGACACCCGTCTCCTGCAACGCCGATATCCATGCGGGACGAACAGCCTTGTGCGCCCAGGCATGGGTCTCATTGGCAAGACAGCCGCCTATCGTTGCGGCAAACCACGCCCAGGAGAAACCGAACGCTGCTAACCAGGCGAGCGATATTGGAGCAACGGCCAACCAGGTGGTCCAGCTACGATCGAAGAATGAGCTGGCGAGGAATGCCTGCGGATCTGAGTGGTGCAATTCGTTGGGCGCCCCCACCAGAGCGCCTAGCAAGGGTGTGTTGCTGGTGATGAATTGGTCCTCGAACCAGTGAACGACACCGGAGAGAAAGTCCGCGATGAGCCAGCCAGTGAGCAGGAGCAGGATCATACCGAAACTCCCTCGATCGAACCCCACCATTCACGAACATCAAAGCAGGGGCAGGCTTTTGCGACACCTGGGTGATCGTTATGTCCAAGCACCTCGGCGGAGGGATAAGCGCATTTCAAGCCGCTCACCAGGCGAGCCATGGCGTCTTTCTGAGCGGCGGTTCTGGTGTCTTTGGGGTTGCCATTCGCGTCGAGACCGCCTGCATAGACGATCGCGATCGCACCTTCGTTGTGGTGGCGGACATGGATGCCGGTAACATCTTCATCGAGTCCGCGCTCGATCGTGCCATCAAGCTTGATCAGGTAGTGATAGCCGACACGGCTCCAACCGCGGCCGTGAGGTTTGGGATCGGTATGCCACCGCGTGACCTCTTCAATGCTGACATCGCGACCTTCTGGCGTGGCAGTGCAATGGATGACGATGCGATCAATGTTGCGGCCAGTGCCCTGGACCAACGGGTCAGATGCGATGGCGGCTGTGTCGTCGCCGAGCGCTTCGAGCGCCTTGCGGGCGGTTTGTGGGCCGAACTTGCCGTCGACAGTGGCGCCGACGCGGCGCTGCAGCTGCCTGGTTAGTTCGCGCAATTCAGACATGACGGGTTCTCCTCAATTACAAGGATTGAAGGCGGGAAATTTGGGCATCGCTCAGTTAAAGAGCGGGCAGGTCTCACGGCGCTTGCGCCACACCCAAAGGAACGCAAAGACAAGCATCGCAACATGGGCGGTGTCGAATATCCAGCGGAAGTGGGGCAGCATCGCTGGGTCAAACCAGAACAGCATTCGGCCGGTGCCGAACAGCATGACGGTTACAGCAAGCAACCAACACATCCAGCGATCGATGCCGTCCCTGTCAATCGAAGCCGCGTGCCATAAAAGCACCAGCGATGCCGGAAGATAGAGGAGCCAAATTAATTCGATCATTGGCCCTCTCCTCGTTTCCAGGGCAGGGACATGTTGCCGCTCGCTGCTCGGCGGGCGAGCCACGGCGAAGCGAGTCCTGCAACCCCCATTACCAGCGGCAAGGGCAATGCAGAGACCCAACCGATCCACGCACCGCCTGCAGCGAAGTGAGGGTGTGCCATCCCGGCAAACGCACCAATCACCATCGCAACGACAACGGTTAGGGGTAGCGTCAGGCGTTCGGTTGGTGGACTCACAACCATGCCGACAAATCCTCCCGCCACCGCAAAGAACATGCCGGCGACGATATACGGCCAGGGCGCGGCAAAGCCGAGCGCCCCGGTGATCAGCGCCATATAGCCGCTGAACTTGGCTTCAGGTATCAACAGGTCTCTCCAGAATGGTGCGACCGAAATTTGGTCACCTTTGGTGTTTTCAGCACTGCATCGAGTGTCAGAAAAGCGCCTCTTCATCGATAAGCAGTTGCGAGAGCTGGGTCGGATCGGTCAGCGCAAGGGGTTCGCCGAATATGTCCACGCCAGTTATGATCGTATCATCGAGATAGTCGAGCCGGTGCCCGCCAATCTGGAATTCGGGCCAGCTCGCCCATGGGGTAGCTGTTCCGATCTGGGAAACGGGGGTGTTGCCAGGCGTTTGGCAATAGCTGGTCCGTGTGCGCGAGACGAACGTGAATGCTGCAACGAACGGGTCTGTGCCGTTGTTCGGAATCTCGCCGGTTGGTGTGTAGCCGCTGCTGGCGTTCGGATAGAACGCTTGACCGCGCTGGCCGTTGTAACGGCAAGACCAGGTGTTCGTATTCGTTCTTGTGCCGCCTGCGAATTCTTTGGTGCCGCCGCCTGAATTGACGCGGCCTGCAACGACAATGGTGAAGTCGCGCGGACTGCGCATCCGTCCGCGAATTGTCTCCGTGACGTCATCGCTGAACAACATGCCCTCAAGATTGCCAACGCTTGCAAACGTCGGTGTCGCACCGTTGACGACAAGATCACCGCCGCCGGCAACCAGGTTGGTGAGCGTACCGCCGGCACCGCCGCTGTAATTGGCTTGCGACAGGCGAAAGCCGCCCCAGTGCCTGAGAAAGTCGCTTGGAACTACCATCTATGCCACCGTCCATTTGTCGACACACAGGAAGTTAGGCATCGCAGTGCTGTCGTTTGTTGTGGTGAATGCGCTGGAATCGCGGACGGTGCCGCGAGGCCCATTCACTGGGCCGGCCCGAACATTGATCGTGTTGTTATGATAGGCATATTCGAGATCGCCAGAGACGGCGGCGTCCAGCTCGATCTCGATCGTGCCTGTGTTGGTGCCAGTTCCATCGTCCGTGATGTCGACATTCGTGATGCTTGCCACCGTGTGGTTGAAGCCATGATTGTCGATTGCAGTGATCAACGACGTGTCGAAAACCAGCGGGGGAACCGGGACGTGGACGGTAACCGTGATAGTCGTCCCAGAACGCTGAACATCGGTGATGTGGCAGGGATCCCAACCGATTGCCGCCACAACGGCGTCAAAGGCCTCCTTGATCTTCTCACCGTAGTTGCGAGACGTATTTGATAGCAGGTGAACGTCTGCACCGCTGTTGCAGTGGGCGAGCGGATAGCGCGGACCAACGCAAGCGAATTTGTCTGGATGTTCGCGGTGGAGCTCGATCGCTGCGACCGCCAGTTCAGCATACGTTGTGCTGTTCTGGCCCATGCCCTGCTGGTCGATGATCATCTTCCAATTGAACGGCATTTCAATGCCGGTTTGGGCGGGGATGCAATCAACGAATTCTTGGTGAAGCGCCAGGATTCCGGTCTTCCAATCGGCCGGCGCGGTGTTGTTCAGTGCGTCGGCCGCGCCCTGAATGAAGATCATTGGACCCAAGCCGTATGTCTCGCCGGCATCTTCAGTCAGTCGCTTGGAATGCTCAATCGCCGACAGGGTGTTGGCAAAATGGAACCAACCCGTGTCCTCGCCATCAATCGGTCTGAGTTGGTCGATTGTGTAGGCGCCGCGCCCCGTAACAGTTGCCACCAGGTCGTAAGACGATCGAGTGGCCAAGCCCGACGCGAAGGTCTCCTGCATCTGGCTGTCATTCGGATTCACTTGCTCCTGAAGCGCGACAAGAGAGGTGAACTGCGTCCCTTCCATTGGTTGGTTCGGATTGGTGCGGCCAGGTTCGTCATAGTGAACCCGAACGCCGCCATTCGCCATGAACGAACCCGACACCGCAGCGCCTGTTATCAGCGCGGCGGCGGTGACGTCCGTCCCCAATGTGAGCGATTGGCCATAGAAATGCGCGCCAGTTCGATCCGTCGGCACTGGCAATGGTGTGTTTGGGGCAAACCTAATTGCATAGTCTGGCGCCGCTTCCCAGACGATCGTCGCCTGGATCGGAACACCTTGAGGTGCCAGTATCAAGGGGCGGCGAACACTCATAGGTTTACAGCTCCGCGCACAGGCTGAATGCCAGCAGCCAAGGTGTAGCGGACGCCGCCGGCCGGCGTGCAATCGATCTCGTAAACCAGATCGAGCACGAACGTGCTGTCAGCGTCTGCAGGAATGTTTGTCTGATCAGCCGCCAAGAGCTGCAGAGTTACGGGTGTGACGCCATTCGCAAATGCCCCTGGTGAGCAATTGAATGTCGCCAACGGATCGCCTGGTGCATCGGGCGCCAGTCGCACATTCATAACGAAAGCGGCCGCACTGAAGTCACCAGCAAGCTCAAGCGTGACGGTGTGATCCTTGCCTCTGGGAATTGCAGGCATTTCCGCCTTGGGGCCGCCCAAGCCGTCATTCTGCAGCTGAAGAAGCCACTCTTGCAATTGTGAAGTCATCGCTCTGCCTTCTGAGAATGGCGCCGCGCGCCGTTAGCTGTACCAATCATCTTCTTGGACGCCTGGAGGAATGGCCCCGCCACCGCTCGACCCACCGCCGCCAAGCGCATCGGTCACCACGCGCGCGACATTGTGGCGATATGGATGTTCCTGAGAGTTCACCGCGTCTGCCAGGACTTGCGTGGCCTTAATCGTCACACCGCTGCCGCTGCGCGAACTGTCATCGTAATAGAGGTGATAGACCGTCTCGGCTGCCAACGGCGTCGTGCCGTCGTCTTCGGTGGTGATCGTTGCGGCGGCGATTGAGGTTGCCTTGTCGGAATAGGTCCGGGTGTGAGCCTCAACATCGATCGAGGTGTCAGTCGCCGACCACAGACCATCCATTGGGTCGAGATCGGTGACATAGGAGTTCGTGATCAATTGACTGGTGAGCGGTGCCTGAATCTGATTGGCAGCCACCAATCGGTCGATATCCTCACCGCTGGCAGTCGGCGGCGCGGTCGGCAAAACACCGCTGACAACGCCGGCCGCGACGTGCTTGTCGTCATCCTCCTCTACGAAGGTCGCCTGAATGGTCGCGCTGATCGGATCGATTTGCCTACGCGTCATCCGCACTTTCATCGCCACGCCAGTGGGTGATAGTTCCGCGTCCAGGGTTAGCGCGTCGCCAGGCACATAGGCCTTCAAGTGGGGTTTGAGCGGCAGATTGATCGCGCCCAAGGCCCGCCGTTCATAGAGCTCGTAAATTGCCAGCTCGGCGCCCTGATCAACGTCGGTGACCAGTTCGTACTTGACCTCGTCGATCTTCTCTTCGCCATCTTCGGTGACAAAGGACGCAACTGACACCGGGTCGGATTGCGGATAATCCCAGTTGTGGGCCTCGCTGCGGACACGGAAGATGATCGTGTTGTGACGCGATTTCCAATTGCTGCCGAGCTGGTCGCGCAAACCACCCGGAGCAATGTCGTCACGGGTGATCGTGGCGAGGCTGATGCGTGGGGCTTGGTAGTCAAAGCGCAGAACGCCGCCGATCAGAACAGGCTTGGCGCCGCCTGCAATCGCGATGCGCTTCAGGTTGTCCCACTTAGATCCGGGCTCGTAGATTTCGCCGCCAAGGGTCCAACCATTGGCGTCGCAGACATTGGCCCACGCCACCAAATTGGCGAGATCAATTGCCGCCGAGCCGAGATTGCCGCCAAATACCAGTTTGCCATTCTCAAAGCGGCCATAGGCATAGGCGAGCGCATGTAGTGCGGGATTCTGGCTGTATGCCCAAGTGGTTTCATCATCGATCCGCTGCGAGCCCGATCCGCCTGGATAGGTGCTATCGAGCCGGGGATCGTACACGCGAACACCGCGCCAAATGGCTCCGATGACCGGCAGTTGGCCGCCAGCAAATATCTCGCCATCCTTGTCGAACAACAGAGAATGCGCGAGCGCCGCCTTGCCGGAGAGCTTATAGCTCGCCCCCCAGCTGGGTACACCTGACCATTGCGCATCAAGTGCGGCCACCTCTGGCTGTTCACCGAGTTGATAGTCGCGATACCAGTGATCTTCGTAATATCCGGTCGCGGCCGCCAAAGCCGGCGTGCTGGTCGCGAATGACACCGTGGCGAAATTGGCCTGGACCGCCTCCAGCGCGTCAACTGGTCCCGCACACGAATGAACCGTGGTCATCATGCGATAGGGGTTTTCGACCCCATCAACTTCGCCGCCCCAGCCAATGTCATGAACCTGGACGCCGCCAGAGTAACATCGACCCATCAGATAGGGCATTGGATTGTTGGCGCCGATCACCCGGTCATTGACGCTGCCTTTGGCGCGCGCTGATCGCGGGGAGGCTACCAGCTCTGAAAGGCCACCTGCGACAACAGAAACCGCGCCGGCGATGGCAGCGACAGCCTGACCGCCAGGCACAAAGGCGGCTACGCTCGCGACGGCGCCAGCGACAACGCCGACTGCGCGAAAGACACCTGCCATGATCCGCGTCCTGCCCTACAATTTCCACGCTGCGATGATCTCGGTCTCAGCGAGCTTGATCACACTCATTTTTGAAAGATCGCTGCCATGCCAGGCAAAGACATTGCCGCGCCCATCAGCGATCCCAATCGCGGCCAGCACGTCGTCGCGCTCGCCATCTCGATCGCCAGGCAGGACCACCAGATCACCCAGCTCAGCAAAGGCCGGTGCTGGGTGACGCTCAAACCACTTGTCGAGTAGTTCAGCTGTGCTGCGAACACCCTGCTTGCGAAGAGCCTTGATCGCACCACGTTCGCTCGCGAAGAGCGGAACGGGCGGAACCTGGTGGCCCATGTTGATGGCCTGCTTTCGCGCTAGCTTGATGCAATTTGCACCTTTCCAGCTCAGCGGCTTGTCCCGAAACTTGGCGAGCGTCTTTTCGGTCGGATGGAGATGCGCGTCTTTGATCACAGCAAGCTCGGTGTTGGTGAGTTGGGATCTGTGAAACCCCCGCCGCGCGTACTGGTGCCTGTGGGTGGTGCGGCCGCACCCCATGCGACCGGCACCGGCGTATCTGTGCAATTGTTGAAGCCATCTTCGCCTGCCCAGACGCTCTTGTGAAAGCGCTCGCTGCAAACGTTGCCCTGGTTCGTCAAGAACAGCCGTTCAGCTCGTCCGCTCAGTTCCATAGCAAGCGTCAATTCACCCTCGGCAGATATCTCACGCGCTGGCACGTCAACCAGCATATCGGCAAGCAGCTCAGCATTGCTCGCAACTCCCGTCTCGCGGTCGACTTCGCCAAGCCAGAACTTAACTGCGGAATCGCGCAGAGCCGGAGTGTACCAATCTGTCAGGACCGCATCGGGATGCGGGTGAAAGGCAATCGACGCGCTTTCCGCGACATCGCCAAAGGCGGCCTCGAACGCATCCATCTCGGCAATCGAGCCAAACACGGAATGTTCAGATTCGAAGGTCTCAAGGCCGCTTCCATCATCGAACTTCAGAAAACCGCCATCACAGATGCGCACAGTCCCACTCGGCGCCTCAAGCGTCATGAATGCGGCCATCGTGACCACTCGATCAGTGCCGCTCATCGCATCTCTCGGATCGTGAATTGGAAACCGCGCGCGAGGCGCGAAACATCGGTGAAGTGGCCTGCGTCTTCAGCACCGCCAAGCCGGCCCTCAATGTAAACCGAAGCGAACTCCAGCACGTCGCCATCAGATGGCGGCGCGCGAAGGGCTGGCACGATGGGTAGGTCGACCTCTCCGTTAGCGTCTGCGCGGGCAGCTGCATTCGCGCGATAGCAGTAGCGCTGGCCGCCCGAGATCAAGGAGAAGAACTTTCCCTTACGGATCGCATAACCGGGATTGAAGCCACGGCAGGCAAGCGTGCTGCCGGCCTGTCCGTTGCCGTCGACCACCGGACTACCTGGCGAGCCACCCGGCATGCCAACCTGGCGAATTCTGTAGCGCACGAGATTGTCGAGCCCATCAGTCAGGACCACCGACCACTCGGCCGCAACTTCCGGATCCATTCGTGGAAGTTGCACCGATATCTGCCATTTTGATCCAAGTCGGTTAATCCGCGTCTCGGCGCCACCAAGCGGGCCTTGCTGGTTGCTTCCGAAATTGATCGGCAACCAGCCTTCATCGGCCGGGCCAGGCGACGTGGGAAGATCGACCACAGCCATCAGGAAAATCTCTTGCTTTGACGCTTGGCGAACGCCGCACCCGAAGCGGCCACGGCTTCAGCAGCGATGCCCCTGCGAGCCATCGAGACGCGGCCATCAGCCTGCGCATCGACCCGGTTCCAGAATTCGTCGCTGGGCAGAGTGTAATAGATGTTGGTCACGCCGCCGCGACGACCACTGTCATTGGCTGGCGTGATATGCGCCATTTCGCCGCGTGAGACGCGCGCGATGGGCGATCCGTTCAGTGAGAGAATGTTGCGATCGATGCCCGACATTCCGCCCAAGCGGATTGATCCGCCGTTAGCAAACCCAGGCAAGGGCTGGTTTAGGAAGCCTTGCACCTTGCCGCCTAAAACACCCGCGCCGCCAAGCGAGGAGAATATACCGAGCACGCCTTCGAGGATGGAGAGGAAATCGCCGCTGCGAATACCATCGACCATGCTCCGCAGCGCGCTCATTGCCTGGTTCGCCATGTCCTTGAAGCTGTCGGCGATCCGGACAGTTTGAACCCGCGCCTTGTCGGCCTGCTCGCGCAGCGCATCGCTCATCCGCTCAGCCGCCTGCTCAACCTTTTCAGCTTCGCGCAATGGACCCTGGCCGAGTGCTGCAATCTCGAAATTGCCTTTGCCGCCGCCTCCCACCAGACGGAAACGCGCGCGGCGCTTGTCAGCGTCGCTCAGATTGGACCCATCAATCAGGCGACGGTCGGCCACCAGCTGCCGCGCGGCTTCAATTTCAGGGAAGAGGCGCGCGAGCAGAGAGCGCGTTTCTTGCGCCATATCGCGCATGGCCTGCTTGACCTCTTCGGCCGACTTCTTCGCGGGGCGCACCATGACCGCGTCGAGGCGCGACATCTCATCATCAATGCCGTCGACCATGTCTGGCACATAGGAATTGCCGACAATCGCGGTATACATGCCTTTGAAAAGCCCGATGACATCATCAATGTCTTTCTGGACCTTGCGCCAGACCGCTCCGAGCTTGTCGATGATCCAGGTCTTCACACCCTGGTAGAGATTGCGAAGGATCGGCTCGATCTTGTCCCAATTCTTCCAAGCGAGGTAAATACCCTCGATCGCGAGCAGAACCAGGCCAATCGGCCCCAGCATGAAGCGGAACGCGACGCCCACCGCGCGCAGAACAGCCGGCGCATATTTAAGCAGCGGAAGAAGCGTTGAAACAACCGATAGGATTGGCCCTAGCACCGCCAAGACGCCTGCAGCTGCAGCCCCAACCTTGAGTAAGGTCGGATTGGTTTCAGCGAGGTCGCTGGTCCAATCAGCGAATTGCACAACCAGCTCGGTGATCGTGTCGAGAAGGCCTGAATTCACAAAGGCGATCACCAGCTTTTCGCCAGCCTCACCAAGCTTGCGCTGCGCCTCAAGATACTTCTCGAAGCGGGCCTGGTCTTCACTGGTGACGATGTTGGCGCTCTCGCCCAGTCGCTCGAACTGCTTGCCATTCTGCTCAAGCAGCGGGATCAAATTGGTGGCATCAGAGGCCATGGCCTCCAGATAGAACACCATCTCCTCCTGGCTGACATTGGCTTTGCGCAGGCTGTCGAAATAGAGCTGGAGCGCATCCTTGCCGCTCAGATCCTTAAAGTTCTGCGCCGTCACCCCGACTTTGGGGCCAATGTTCTCAAAGAAGTCCGCCATCGGGCCACCGCCCGTGGCGAGAAAATCGCCAACGCGGTCGCGCATATCCTTGAAGATGTCGCCGAGCTTGTCGAATTCGATCCCAACTGTCTTGGCGGCGTGGGCCTGGCGCTGAAACTCCTCAAACCCTTCGCCAGCAACCTGAGCTGAATTCTTGATGTCGCGCGAGTCAGTGGCAATCTTATGAGCCGCTGCGCTGAATGCGGTGGCGGCCGCTGCGATGGGAAGGCTTATGTTCTTCGAGAGCGCCTTGCCGACTTTGCGGGTACTCTTCGCCATCTTGGTGAAGCGTCGATCCAGCACCCGCTCCAATGCCTTCGACTTGCGGCGGGCACGGGTATCACCTTCTTCGAATTCAGCCGTATCGAGACTGAGCATCGCGCGAAGCGCGCCGATGACTGAATTCTTCGCCATCTAACCGCTCCTGCCTCGGCTCACGACCGCTGCAATCTTGAAGTTGTGCATCATCTCTTCAACGCTCATCGCCCGCGCTTGCGGACGGCCGCTCGAAGCATTCGAGGGATCGACCCCCATCAGTTCGCTGAGTGTCACCCTGGAATCGTGAACACCCGCGCCAGCATGATAAGCAAGCCAGCCACGCCTACGCTCGTAGGCCCGCCAGGCAATCAGCAGGAGGCGCGGTGTGGCCTCCCAGAAATCGCTTGGACTTAGGCCCGCTTCGAGCGCGTTGCCCTGGAACGCTTCCCAGTCGATCCTTTGCGCTTCGCCTTTGCCGGCGGCTTTGGCTTTGCCGCCTTTGCGTTTCCCTCATCTGCCGGAGGCATCGCGAGTTCGAAGGCCTTCGCCATTGCCTCCTGACCAGCTGGGCTCACAACCATTTCCATGGCTGCATCCCTGTCGATCTCGGGGTGGTGGCGGTGAAGGCCCGCTTCAAGGATGGCACCCATCACGCTGAGCTTTGGTGGGTCGCGACCTTCTTCGTCGGCGAACTGCTCCAACACAGCAAAGATAGACAGGTTGGTTTGATCCTCAAATCGGGCAATTGCAGCCATGTCGAAGACCATCGTGAAGGTCTCGCCGTCGATCTCCAGCTCTACCTCGGCTTTCTTTGAGTTTGCCATATTACGGTGTCGCATCCTGAGCGATCGCGCCGGTCACCTTGAGAGTGGCCGAGAAGGTCTGGAGGCCGTCAATCTCCATGCCGTCTGGCCCATAATCGGTGACAATTGCGCTGCCCGATTGCGTCTCAGTGCCCGAGTCCGCCTTGGGAAGAGCTTCCCAATCTTGAACCGTACCGGACGTCAGCGCTGCGATGAACGCGTCATCACCAGAACTGCCGGCAACGTAGTGGCCCTGAATGGTGATCTCGCCTGGGTCATACGTGCCGTCCGCAACAAATGTCTTGGCTTGGTTGGGGTTGTCGTGGGTGGTCGACTCAACCGTTGCTCGTGATCGACTTGGCAGCTGCACCGAGCTGCAATTTGCGACAGCGACCGGAGAGGATCCGCTATCTGCCATCTTGAAGATGACGCCAAAGGCAGTCTTTGTCATTTCGCGATTCCTTTCCTAAATCACCGCGTTCCAGAAGAATTGATAATCTTGTCGCAGGCGGAGAAGCTTGCGGTCATTACCCAGGTCCTCGACCTCCTGATCGCTGTCGATCAGCGTGCCGAAATGAAATTTGGTTGATCCTTGCACATCGCCGTCGCGCTCCATCACGCCGAGCAGTGCGGCCCTGCCAGCCTCAAGCTCAGCTGCACCACCAACGGGCGCGCGCATGTCAAACTGAACGCGAGGATTGTGCATCCCGCTCGCGCCGTCATGTGTATAGTTGCGGCCGGGCGATATCTCTTGCAGCACCATATACGGGCTGTCGAAGCCCCAGCTTCGAGCCGCTTCAAACCAAGCAATCCGCGATCCGAACACGGCGGCCAAAGGGATGTCGCCGCGAAGACGCGCCAACATGTCGCGTTCGTAGTTCACAGCTCACCCTTTGCGCTTCTTGGCGAGACGCCGCTCTTGCCGTTTGAGCGTCTTCTCAAGGTCGGCCCACAAATGACGGCCGAGACGATCGAGCGCTTTCAAACCCCCGAACGCATCCCATGCGCGCCGCATATGCCCGACAGCGCGGTGATGGACCGTGCCAAATTCCTGCATGATCGCCTGCGGGTAACCGTCCTTGGTCGGTCCAATGTGGATCACCTGCTCGGTCTTGCTTTGCTTGCGAAACTTCGTGGCGCGGCCAGACTTCTGGCGCGGCGACTGAGAGACCGAACTTGTCAGATCAAGCGGCGCCCCAGTCGCTGGATCGTCAGGTGCCAACTCAGCCATCCGCTGCGTGATGGGCTCGGCGGTCTTCTTGAGCGCCCTGCGCCCCAATGCACGCCGCTGCGTCGCCTTGGTGACCTCGCCAAGCGCCTTCTCAAACTCGCGGAACCCGCTCGTCTTCATACGCTTGGGCATGGCGTCACGCCCCTTTTCTGGTCGCCGTAAAGTCTAATTCTCGGTTTTGGCCGATGGGCACAATGGCATTGATGGCCCAGCGAGAGCCATCATAATCGATTTCCCAGGTCTCATCTGCAGAGCGCAACTGCACGCTCGACAGAACGTTGAAGGTGGCCCTTTGGTCGCTGCCGGCCTGGGCCGCCTCGCGGCGCTCAGAACCCCGGCCGTAGAACACCTTCGCAAAGGCAGGAATAGCCGTTCCATCACCCTCACCCTCGGTGCCCCAGTCATCCTCGGTTTTCACGCGAGGAAAGAAGTTCACCAGGCGATCGCGATTGCCAGATCCATTCATATCAGATCACCGGCATGCGATACTGCGCGCACATAGCCCTGAACCCGAGAGGCACCTCTCCGCCTATTGCGCCGGCACTGACGGCCTCGGCATTCAAGAAGAGGTGGGCCAAGAAGAACTTGATCGCTTGGACCAAGGCAGGTGGGCGGTTTGCGTCGGTAAACCCAGCATCGAAGGTAATGGCGACGCCGGCACACACATCGCTCGGCAGGTCTGCGCCGGGATTGAGATGGATTCGATCGTGAACGCCGATCCTCCAGTCCGAATGATCACCTGTTACGCTTTCACCATCGCTGTCGAGATAGGTCAGCCCAGTGATGTTGGTTACCGGCCAGAAACCGAGATCGATGGTGGCTGGTAGCGACTCGCCATTCCACACAACGCCAGTTCGCTCGCCGAGATAGACCCCGCAATAACGCTCGACCATGTCGACAGCCGCATTGCGATAGAGCTCTATCAGGCCATCCTGGTCGCTGTGCAGGACGCGGAGATGATCTTTGGCATCGGCAAGCGAGAGGATCTGCTCGGCATAATCGGCCGGCAGATCATAGGGCGCAAGCTGGAATCGCATCACTCACCCTTTCGCTTGCCGCAAGGCCGTATCTTACTTCTTGGCCGCTTTGGGTTTAGGTTGGGCCTTGTCGAGGTTCTTTTGAACAGCCTCGGCGTCGCTCAACGCCGGATCGTTCATGTCTGGTTGCTCACGCTTCGGACGGCGCGTGGAAGTTGGTTTCTTTGCCATAGTATCACTCCTCTTCTTGAAGCCTGCGCACAGGCCTCAAAAAGAGGGCGGGCCCCTGTGGCCCGCCCACACCGAATTGAAATGGCCTTACGAGCCGGTTTCGATCTTCAAAGCCTTCATGGCTTCAGGATTCTTGACGCCGCCACCAACGCGCTTCGTCGTGTAGAAGTGGACATAAGGCTTGTTGGTGTAAGGATCCCGCAGAACGCGGATGCCAATGCGATCGATAACCTGATAGCACTCACGCATGTCGCCGTAGAGCGCAGCGATTGCGTTAGCCGCCACAGTCGGCATACCAGGCATATGAACAACCGGCGCACCGCCAAGTGTCGCAGGCTCGCCAGCCTGATAGCTCGGCTGCCACAGGTAATTGCCCTGACCGTCCTTCAGTTTGCGGGCGCGCCGCGCAGTGTCACGGTTCACGAAGAGGCGTGCGTTAGCCTCAAACTCTTCGGGCAATTCATAGATCAGATCGATCAGCCCATCGCCTGTTAGAGCAGAAGCCGCGCCCGACGAAACCGTCTCGATGGCACCCCATGGATGGCGGCTTTCGTGGGCACCTCCGGTGACATAGCCAAGGAGTCCGTGAGGCTTGTTTGACCCATCTCCGGAAAGGAAGGCGATACCTTCCTGCCGTGCAAACTCGGTCTCGACCTCGCTGGCGAGCCAAGCCTCAACGTCGACTTCAGCGTCGTCGAGAAGACCCTGAGTCGCCGCCGGATTGGCGTAGATTTCACCCAGGGGGAATTGGAGTGAAGTCAAAGTGGGGGTGCCAGTTTCGGGGCGAGCGGCTTCTTCGCCAACCCAACCCGAGCCGATCGAGCGATTGTTGAACACCTTGGAGAAGCCCGCGCCGCTGATGCGCTGGACCGAAGCATACTGCCGGATGAGCGAGATTTGCTTCAGCTGATCGGTGATCGTGCGATCCCATTCAACAGGGGCAAGATAACCACCTTCACCGTCGGTCTTGGTGGCCGTCGCCTTGACTTCTTCAAGGCGAGCCGAGGTGACGCCACCTTGGAAATACGCCTCGAATTCAGCCGTGTATTCGGCATCGCGCAAAGGTCGCTCTTGACCGGCCGCAGCGGCCTGTTGAGCCAGAGCCCGATCAATCGACTCTTCCAAATTTGCGATTGTGTCGTTGATGCGATCAACGTGTTCACGAAGAACAACGTCATCAACTTTCGCGGCAAGGTGCTCGTCATTCTTGGAGCGAAACTCCTCAAACGCCGTGGTCAGCTGCGCAAGCAGTTCGTTGGGGTTTTGGGTTGCGTCGGCCCGAGGGGCGGCAGCAACAGCGGAGGGCATGGCAAGCGCAGCAGCGCTCGCCAAGAGAGCGGTTGTTTTCATCATGGGAAATGTTCCTATTTGAGGCTTTGGATTGCCTTGAGGATGTTAGATGCCACGGGCATCGGGTCGGTGTTGACAGCGCCTGGCGTGCCACCTTGGGCAGCGCCTGGCGTGCCCTTAATTGAGTTGATCCGGGCGCGCGCTTCGCTGCGCGTGCTTCCTGAGTGAACGAGCGACAACTCCATCGCGCGCAATGGATTCACGTCCTTTGCCTGCGCGCGGGCGTTCTCATCTTCGCTGATGGCGTCTGAAGGCAAAATGTCGTCGGCAAAGCCGCGCTCGATAGCGGTCGAACCGCTCATATAGGTTTCGGCGTCCATCCACTTGGCGATGTCCTCAGGGTCGGCGCCGGTGCGGAACGCGTACATGTCGACCATCGCTTGGTCGAATGGCGCCAGCCAATCCGCAACTTCTTGCATGTCATGGCGGTTGCCCATCGAGACAACCCAGCAATTGTGGATCATCATGAAACTGGCGACACCAATCTCGATGCGATCACCCGCCATCGCGATCAGCGAGGCAGCGCTTGCTGCCATCCCCATAACCTTGACCGTGATCTCCTGTGGATGCTCACGAAGCACGTTGTAGATGGCGATGCCCTCAAACATGTCACCACCAGGTGAGTTGATTTGAACCTCTACCGGACGATCACCTATTGCCCGAAGCTGCTTTGCAACTTTCTGAGCGGTGACACCTCCGCCTGTCCAAAAATCCTCGCCGATCACGTCAAACATCGTGATCACATTGTCCCCCACTTCGAGCGCGCAGATCCCGGCCGATTCCTCGCACCACTTGTCGAGAACCGACGATTTCGTCAGCGCTGACACCGAGCGGTCAGCCGGCAACGGCAGGGCACCCGGCCGAGCTTTGGCCATCACGCGAAGGGGAAGACTATTCAGCATTGCTCTCGCTTTCCATCTGCCATGCAGGATTGGTTCCAGCCCCATCGGGCATCGGGTTCATGTCCATTTTCTCGCGGGCCTCATCGGGCACCATCCAGCCACCCTGACCAGGACCACCTATGGCCTTGGACAGGAATTCGGCTTGATCTTTGAGTGAGCCGCGCAGCAGCGCGCCTTCATTGAATTTGAAATAGTGGTCAGCTCGCTCGGTATCACTGAGCAGCGCCTTGGCGGCGGCTTCCTCCCAGGCGTTGAACCAAGGCAGCAAACAGTAGGTGACGAAGAACAAACCCAGCTGCTCGATGCCCGATCCCCAGCTGGTCTCGTCAAATGCCAGCAATGGACGCGGAACACCGGTGAAGCGCGCGATCTCTTCTGACTGATGCTTGCGATGACCAAGGCCTTCAGCGTCCTTACCAGTCGCACCCAACGGCTTGGCCTTCATGCCCTCTTCGGCAACCATCCACTTGCCGGCATTCTCCGGGCCAACAAACTTCTCGTTGAACTGAGCGCGCAGGCTCTTGATCGCCTCTGGCGACAGGTTGCCAGGATGCTCCAGAACACCACCAACATAGGCGCCGTTTTTGAGCAGCCGCGCCGCACTCTCGTCAGTTAGGTCGGCCAAGCCCAAGGCATCTACAGCGAGCTTCAACCAGCCATCGCCGTTGATCCCATCACTCGACCATGGCGAGCGTAGATGAAATATCTCATCGACCTTGAAGGTCCGCTCTTCGCCTTTCTTTGGACGGTAGCGGTAGCGGGGGGTCATGTCCCTCGACAGCTCAAGCGTCACCAGATCTGGATCGAGCGGCCACAGAGCCTGAGTTCCGCGAACACCTGGAACCTTTTGCGCGTAAGCATTACCCTTTAGCAAGGCTCGGCCCTGCATATAGGCCTTGAATTGGTACGGCGTGTGAAGCGGGTTTGGCCGCTCTCTCATCAAGCGCCAGGCCTGGTGGTCGCGAGCCTTTTCAATCTCATCGCCATTCCGCACCATCAGGTTGAACGGCAACATTCCGATCGAGCTGGAGATCAGCGTGACGGCACGGTTAAACGTCGCATTGCGCATCGCCGATGTCTCGGTGACCCGTTCACCAGTGCGAGATGCGTATCCTCCACCAACATGGTACAGCAGAGCGAGATCGCCGTATTTCGCAATCTCGGCTGACGTTGCGGCCTGCACACCATTGGCCGACATAGGCAACACGCCGAATGCGGCAGCGAGGCGATCCATCAAGCTCATAGTTAGATTACAATCGCTTCACGATCCTCATATACCGAGCGGCCAGGCCCGGCGGCCTCGGGGTTCATTTCGAGTAGTTTGGTTGCGTTCATTGCCGCCATCAGTGGATCAATCTTCGCGGTCGCTGTTCCGTTCTTGACCAGCATCACGGTTTGGCGGCCCTGCTCTTCCTTCGCGTTCCCAACACACCACGCCATCATCGGTGCACCATTGTGTGCGGCTTGCGCGAATTTGAGCTTGCGGGCCAAACCGACAACCGCTGACATCAATCGATAGCCTTGGCCAATTGCGACGATCTGCTCATCGGCAAATTCCGCATCAGCCAAAGCGTCGACCAGATCGGCAACACCGTGCGGGTCAAGTCCGATTGCAGCCTTGTCGGGCATCAATCCGCTATCACGTACCTGGACCAGAATCTCCACGATCTCGGCGATGTCTTGTGGCGTGTCAGCACTCTCCCAGTTCTCATCGAGAGGATCGAGCTCGGCGGCTGCCAGCGGTTCGCAAATCACCAAATCGCCATCATTACTGAAGTCCTTGAGGCGCGGTGCAATTTGCTTGCGCAGCTTCAGAACTTCTGGCCAGACCCACGCCTTGAACCAAAAAAGCCATCTCTTGCTTTCACGCTCGCGGCCGGCGATGCACAATCCGTAGAGATCGTCCAGGCCGCCACCATCAGCCCCGGCCACCACTACTTCGCAGCGATCGAGCAAGGCCTCTAAAGTCAATGTCGTGTCACCGCGCTGATCCCAAAAATCAGCACCACGCCACCGGTCGCGGCGCAATCGCACACCAATCTCAACATTGAGATATTTGGCGAGCACCACTTGCAGTGACGCATCTTCCTCACCTTCATCAAGTTCGCCGCGCGAGGCTTTGCGCAGCTTGCCGGCGATGAAGTCGGTCGACACGGAGCGACCCAGATTAGGGTTGGTGAGATAGAAATTCTCAGCCTTAAGGTAGGCCTGGTCCTCGATCATCTGCTCTGGCCACTCATAGAGCATTCCAAAACAGGTCGGGTCAGCGATGTTGCCGTCACGCACATCGCGGAAATATTCGAGCTTCTCCTTGTAGATGCCCGCCGGTGGCTCGTTAGAGTGTGTGGTCAGATAGACAACAAACCCCTCAGGCCGCGAGGCCATTCCCCCTGTGGCCTCTTCGAATAGATCTTCTGCATCGGCGCGCTTACCAAACAACCAAAGTTCATCGATCAAGATGAAGCCAGCTTTGGCGCCCCCCACTGTACCCGTATCGGCGGCAACGACCCGCAGCTCTGCCTGCGTCTGGCGATGGCGGATCGTGCGCGTGTTGTTGATGATGTGGAACTTCCGTTCCAGATCTGGATCAGCACGCACCATCGCGGCTGCCGGCTTGAAGCTGTTGCCGGCGACCTCGATCGTTGGTGCGAGAATGATCAGTTCGGCCAGGTCGCGCCAATTTAGGATCAGGGCCGTGACCATAATCCCGGCCGCAATCGTCGACTTCCCATTCTTCTTGCTGATCAACAGCATGAATTCTGTGATGTGGCGGACGCCCTCTCTTTCGTCATAGGCGCCAAAAATGGCCCCAACGAAATCGAACACAAACGGTTCACAAGCCTCTCCGAACGTCGGCTTGCCTGGCACATCTACCATTCGCAGCGATTTGAACACCGCGACCGCCTTGGCGGCATAGTCAGGATAGAGCGGGTCGAATGGGACCAAGCTCTCGCGCTCCACAATGCGCCGCTCCCAATCTGGGCATGCGGTGCTCCACTTGGTGCGCGGCACCCGGCTGATCGGGGCGCTCAATTCACAGCCCCTGGAGCGGGCGGCACATCATACAGTTCGCTGGGTTCCATCGCCGCTAACCTTGCCGCCTCCTTTTTTCCGAGCGGCTTCGCTTTGGGCTTGGGCGCTTGCTTCGCGTGCGAGTCACGCATGCGAAGTTGTTCAAGCTTGCGCGATAGCTCTTTCTCAGCTGGCACACTTCCCGCTTCGGCAGCGTCGTTCAACCGTTCAAGTTGGCGCATCTCCATTCGCTCGATCGCGCTGGTGCGCATCGAGCACTCCGAAGAATATACCCTCTTGAGCGTGGGGACACTCAACCGAACATGCTTAGCCGTCCTGGCCAGTGTCCATTGCCGCGCAAAGCACAGCAGCACCATATTCGATGTGCGCTTGTCCCACTCAACTTTAGGCCTTCCACGCGTCTCTGCGGGCGCCTCAATGGGGTTGCCAAACAGGTCTTTCTTCAAAACCCCGTCTGACACGAAAAAAAACTCCGAATGAGATAGGCGGCGGTTTTCTGGGCGGTGTCTCTGGGAAGTTTTGACCCTCCCCCCGTCACCTTTTTCCCAGCGCTCGCGCCTTGCGAGCCTCGGCCGTCTTCCGGTTATGGCAACCGGTGCAATACCAATGAGCTTGATCGTATGGCGGGAAGTCATCACCGCCATCCTTGCGTTCGATCTCGTGGTCGAGGATCAACCGGCCCACCGCACCGCAGACCCGGCACCAAACGCCGCCTTGCTTCGCTCGGGTCCAAGCGCGGTGCGCCTTGCGATAGGCCTTCCACTCAACCGAGGTGTAGAATGATTCCGCCCGCTTGGGCAGCGATTTGACCCGTGCTCCGAGCCCGCCGATCCGCGCTGGCAGCTGCTTGAGCTTGCCCACAGATCACCTCGCGTCAACAGCTGCAATGCAGGGATGGGTCCAGCAGTGTGAGGGTAGTCGCACCGCTGGACCCAGAGGACTAGCCAGAGGCAGCTCCAGCCAATCAAGGAGGGGGGTCCGCCCAAACGCAAGCGCTCAAGCTACGGTCTGAATACCCCGCACTTGCTATGGAACTGAAACGCTATTTCGCTATGGAACGCCGAATTCCACACTTGACACACGTAAAACTCAAGGCGAGCTGAGGGTTCAAGCTATGGAATTATCGCACGACCCACATTGAATTCACCGCCATTGCTCGCGTTCAGCCATCGGATTGGTGGTTTTGTTGGCAATCTCTCGCGCGCGCCGGGTCGGCCAGCCATGCAGAGTGCAGATCATCGCTGCCAGCACCTCACGATATCGTCCAGCCAATCGCCGCGCAGAGCGCTTGTACCCGGTCCAACGCTTGATAGCGGTCCACGGCACGCGACCTTCGCCCTTGGCCAGCTGCTGTGTCGCCAGCCACACCATCTTGCGATCCATCGGCACTTCGATCAAATCCACCATCGCCATGATCGCATCACGCCGGTCGACCTCGTGACTGCGTAGTGGAGTGCGTGGCCTGCGGCTGTCGACCTTGCGCGTCTCAAGCAGCTTGCCCGCCTCATTCTCCAGCAGCGTGATCGAATAGTCACCCTTCACATCGCCCACTTCGCTTTGCGCCAGATGCCACGGCCCATCACCCGCATAGGGCCTGGCAGACTGACCGGGGGATCGCCACCACAGATCATGCGCCTCGATCAGCAAGCCTTCCGCCTCTTCAACGCTGGTAGGCATATCGGACCCCAAAACTTCGTCGATTGGAATGGTCGAAGATGCGGTGTTTTCTCTCATCATTTCAGCAGCTTTCATAAGTTCTAAGGCTAACAAACTCATTCATTTGGAAGGTTGGAAGGCAAAACAGTGCTAAGTGGTCATGGCAAAACTTTTCGGTTTTCGTGCGAGAGCATCCCCGACTTGCCTTCCATCCCTTCCACACGAAAGCAAGCGCCTCAAAAGACGCAATTTTTTGCCTTCCAATTCCGAATTCCACACCATTCCGCCCGGCGGCGGATGGAACGGTGGTGCATGCTCGGTCATTCGAACAACCCTTTGTTGTTAAGCCATTGCTGACCCCTTGGGTTGATCCACAGGCACTCGGTTCTAGGTCGTGCGCCATCGGCCAGCGCAGCCCTCTCGATCCGCTCCCATCCTGGCAAATTGTCATCATAGAGCGCGTGCGGGTAGCCGCTCAGCACCACCGCACCTTCAACAGCGGCCAACGCTTCGAGCAGCACAAGATGCTCTTCGTCACTCATTTCATGTCGATAGTTCTTTCGGGCCCCACTCCTGGCCGGGGCGCGTGTATCGCTGAGATAAGGAGGGTCGGCGAAGATCAGTGCATCGGCGCAGTCGTGTTGCGAAATCACATCGATCGCAGGCCTGTTCTCAATGATCACGCCTCGCAGGCGTTCAACGACCCGTTGCAAGCCATTTGGATAGTTCATCCAATCATGTGCCGGCGTGTTGCCTGATCGGTCAGAATTGGCTCGAAACCCGGTCTTTCGAGCATCGTTGTGGCCATCGCTTCCGAAACCCATGAAAGAGCGAATGCACAACCTCCGGGCGCGCTCAATCGGGCAATCGGTCGGTTCATAAGCCTTGTCGAATTCGGCACGCGCGAACGGTGTGATCTGCAACAGATGGATCAGCTCGCCGGCCTGTTCGGTATCCTGCAGGAGACGGAAAAACTCAACGATCTCGCCATCCAGATCATTGTAAATTTCCGCATAGCTGCGCCACTTTCGCAGCAGCACAGATGCTGCGCCGCCAAACGGCTCGATATATACGCGGTGCGGGCCAAAATGCTCAATAATCCAAGGCGCAAGCATCCATTTGCCGCCATGATATCGCAGCGCCGGACGTGTTGGCTCAATCCCCATCGTCTGGCCTCCATGGATCAGACTCACCATCCCAGCGATCATCATCAAAGGCACTCGCGCCATCGCCGGCCGCACCGCCCTCTCCTGCGGGCTTCGCCGAGCTCCAATCTCCATCACGGATCGTTTCGGCATCGACGCCGTCGCGCAGCGCAATACCAAGCCACTTCATCCCGTTCGAGGCCTTCTGCTCGAACCCCTTGTCGATCATCGCCTTCTTGAAGCCCCTGGTGCTCCAACTGGCCCCACCAGCATCAGCGCACCAGGCCAGATAGGTGTCGTGCAGCTCCTTGGCCCCGACCCGCATCGGACGGTCGGGTAGGTCATCGCCCACATCGCATGTGTCAGACAGGAACTTGCCCAGTTCGTCGGATTGGTCGCGATAGGCCTCGGTCGCCATGCGCACCTGCTTGGGTTCGATTAACCCATGCTCTCGCCAATCGCACAACCCCTCTAGCAACCGGTTGAGCAAGCCGCTCGCCTCGGCCTGCAGCTTGGCTGGGAGATCGCGATCAACCTCCTCTCGTGGAACCTTCTGATCCCATGGCACCAATTGCATGCGCCGCCAGATGCCGTCGCTGGTGTCCTTGATGTCTGGCTTGTGATTGCCCGATATCGTCATCTTGAAATCAGGCAGGAAGGTGAAGAAGCCTTTGTTGAGATGGCGGGCATCCACCGGATCACCGCCAGTTACCATCTTCACCAGGCCCTCATTGAGCTTTGCATTCCGCTCCGGCTCGGAAACGCGCAAAAAGCGTACGCCGGGGAGCCGCGCGAGATCGGGCGTCGCCTGATCGCCGCGCCTCTTGATCCCGCTGTCGAGAAAGCTCTCGATCGGGATAGATCCGGCATAGTCGCCGGCCAGATGCGCCACGGCCTCAACCGATGTACCTTTGCCATTGCGACCGGAGCCATAGAAGAACGCCAGCTTCTGCTCGCCGATGTCGCCGGTCAGCGACAGGCCAAACCATTGATGGATGAATCGCCGCATTGCCTGGTCGGGCTGCATTTTGGCGATGAATTCATCCCAAACCGGGGCTTTGGCGCTTGGCGCGAACTTCACCGGGGCCAGCTTGGTGATTAGATCCTCGCGATTGTGCGGATGCTTTCTGATCTTCCAGCCATCCACCTTCCAAACCGACTTTCCGGCCGCAACCTCCTCGGCGGATCGCTTCACCTTTCGGCGATCCAGTCTCAGCGTGCCGTTGAGCACGTTTATCGCCATGCGGTCCTGGTCGAAGGCATCGGGCTCCACTGCAATGCCGGGAAAGGCGCGAGCCAGCTTGGCAACCGCCGCCAGCTTGCCCGATCCCTCGGATTGCTTGCCATGTGCCTTGATCGTGTGGCTCCACAATTTGCGCTTGCTGGGCTGGGTCTCAATCGCGAAATCCTGCACATCGCAGGTCTCAATGAAGGCTTTGGCGCGCTCGATCGCTTGGTCGTATTCAGGCGGCCGCTCACCCTCCTCATTGGCAGGATATTGCCACGCAATGCTGCGAGTCAGGGCGTCCCAGCCTTCGGCCTGCTCCCCGCGCGCCCACGCCATGAACCAACCGAGCTTTTCGTCGGGCAGGTCTGGCATTTCACAGCCCAGCGCCGCAATCAGCGCCGCCTCATTGGCGATCGCGCGGATTGTGCTGAAAACGCTCTGCATTACCTCGGCCGGCAGCGCGTCCTTTTCTTCAGACAGCAGACGCCAGCGCCGGCCGTCCCACATAAACCAGCCAATCTTGTCGCAAAAACGAAAGTCGTCGCCGTGGCGCACCCGCCAGCGCTCGGCATTGCCCATATCGGTCAGCGACAGGAACGCGCAGGTCAGATCACGCGGCAGGTCTGGGGCCACACGAATGCGGCCGGCAGCGCCGATTTCAAGCAACTGCGCGGTCGATGGCGCAGCGTCATGGCTTCCCGCCGAGGCGGGGCCGGCAAGGCGGTTCTGGTTGGGCACTTATTCTGGTTTCGGTTCTGCTGCGAGTTTTTCGCACGTTTCGACCAAACGATCAGAGTACCAGCGCGCTTTTGCCGCATCCTCGGCCGCCGATCCCTTATGGCCGAGCCTCCACTGGTACTTGATCACATTGCCGCGCAGCCAACCAATGAATTGCTCTGGTCCGAGCGCGGCCTCGACAGCGTCGACGCACTCAATTTCACCCTGATTGTAATGGCTGGGTGAGTTGACGGGATCGTTCATTTTTCACCCTCCCAAGCTTCAAGACAGATCGGCGCGACAGTCCGCGCAAGCTCACGCAGCGCATCGGCGTAAACTCGGATTTCATACTGCGCATGCTCATCACATCGCAGCGTGAGGAACTTCATCAGATTGAGCAGATTGACGGTCGCGAACATCGTCGAATAGGTGCCAACGGGAAGCACAGAGCGGGCAAGCTCGCGCGCGACCCCCGCCCTGATCAATTCGCGATAGTCGACAAAGGCAGCGGCGTTCGAATCGCGGATTTGTTCTTGAACCTGCATGGCCTGCGCGCCGCCTAGGGCGCTGCCCCGCCCCTGCTTGTTGCTCATGGATTGGGCGCAAATGTTCTCAACGTCCGGCACATAGAACTCGTCAGGCAGCTCACGATATCGCGCGCTCAACTCATTGAATGACCATGTCCGATGGCGATGCCATTGCCGAAAAACGAAGATCGGCGCATGCACTTCAAACGTCAGCGTCACCGCCTCGAACGGCGTCGTGTGATGGTGCGACCAGAGGTAATGGATCAAGCGATGATCGCTGCCTTGGTCCTCTCCTGCACGCCACGCCGCATCGTATGAAACACGGGCGGCACGCACGACACTCAAGTCGCCGCCCATTGAATCAACCAGCCTCACATAGCCATGGTCAAGCACATCAACCCGCTGCATCACGCCACCTCCCTTTCCTGAATTCTGACCGGCGGCGCCTCGCTCACGCGCGGCAAATCGCCATAGGCGAGCAAGGCTCGCATCCTTTCGCCGGCACCCGCATCCACCTTCAATTGCACCCGCTCGCTCAAAAGCCTCAACTCTGGCAGCGCGGCCACCCAATCCAGCACACAGATGCCTGCACAACCCGCGCGCAGCCAGTCGAGTGGGGAGCCAAAGACACGCAGAATGCATTGACGTTCGCGCAGGCTCGTATTGAGCGCCTTGTCGTAATCGTCGTGACCGAGGCACCAACCCTGGCCGATACGTAGCGCCCAGCTATCGGCATCGCTTGTCGAGACCGCACAGATGTCGACAAAGTCACCGCGCTCTAGGACCGCCAAAAGCAACCTGGCATCGGGTCCGTGGGGCTCAAAATGATAGCCATCCCGCGAGATCTGAACGCGCGCCTGGCCGATTGCCAGTTGTGCGCCCAGTTCCGCAATCAGACGGCCGTCAAACCCCAACTGCATCAATCGCCGGCAACCATGCCAAGGCAATCCGAAGTCGATCATCTCACGCCGTAGATCGACACCAAAGGCCGCACCATCAGGCATCAAACAACCCCTTGCTGGGCTGCGCGTGTTGCTGGCCTGTCGCTTGCAAGGGAGGCTCGGTGACAAGCATCGAGAGCATGCCACGCCCAAGCCGCTGCCAGAGGGACAACCCCATTTCCTGTTGCTCGAAGTCGGTCCACCCGATGGGCCAGCCCATCAGCCATTCGACAAATCGCGGGTTCAAGCTCCGGCGCAAATCCGATGATGGTTTGCCAGCTGGGGTCGTTTGGCCCTGGGGCGAAGAAGGGAACGTGTGTTCCACAAAGTTCGGAAGCTGATCCATGTGCATCCGGCCCGTGCCGTTCGTCGTCACATGATCCTCGCTGTTCGCCCCCTTGTGATCTCTCGCTGCCGGCGTCGGCCATGCTGCTGCCTCGTCGTTGAGATTGCGCATCCCATGACCCTCGGCCTTCATCGCAGTGATCCGCTCCTGACTGTGCGGCGGAAAGTGATCTCGGGCCTGGGGTGTCGCCCATTTCTCGACTGTGGCCATCACCTGACGGCTGAAGTCCAAATTCCCCGCCGCGCTGTTGCCGTTCTGCGCTGGTGTACCCGCCATCGGCGTCGGCCAAGTCCGAGCCTGCTGGTCCGGACCCATCTCGTCCTTTCGATCGCCGCCCCTGCTGCGGAAACTGTCCGTCGCTGGCGTCTGCCAAATCTGAGCTTGTTGGGTCAGTCCCGTCTGCGCCATTCGCCCGGTGTCCGGGTCGTATGCTCTCTGACCCGGCGTCCACGGCTCGCCCGTCGCCGTGACCAGGTCGTGCGCTGTCACTCCAGCCTCGGCTGTCGCCGGCGAGCGCCATAATGAACAATCGATCGCGCCGATGACTCGCCCCCACTTCGGCCGCGCTGAATATTCCTGCCGCAACGCGGTAGCCCAGCCCTTCCAATGCCGGGACCAAAGCGGCGAGCTGCCCGTCAGCATTCCCTGTGACGTTCTCTCGGAACACACGATCAGGCCGGCACTCCTCGACGATGCGAACAACCTGGTCGATGAGAAAGCGTTCGTCGTCTGCGCCTTCGCCTTTTCCGGCGACGCTGTTGGGCTGGCACGGGTCTCCGCTAGTGACGCAATCCACGATGCCACGCCATTGTCGAGCGTCGAAAGTGGCAAGATCAGACCAGACAGGCGCCGGATGAAGCGCGCCGCTTTCCATTCGCGCAACAAGGTTCGCGGCGGCAAAGGCTTCCCTCTCCACGTAAGCGACGCCGCGCGCTCCGGGCACGGCGAGCTTGAGGCCAAGTTCGAGACCTCCAACCCCGGCACATAGACCCAGCACATTCACGCCACCTGCCCGGATAAGGGCCCGGTGCGGGTCTGTCGGGTGCTCCCCCAGCGTGCGCGCTCTGCGGCAAGCCATCTGCGTTCGTTCTGCTGTCGCGCGGTCTCAGCGCACTCTCGACGTTCAAACAATTCCTGCGGTGACAGTTTGGGGCCCGGCTCCTTTGTCGGATGAATGATTGGGCCAACACCTTCTTCGGGAATGCCTTCAAGCAGCCGCGCACATGCAGGTTCGCTGCGTGGTGGTCGGTCAATCCACGCCAACGCCACAGGCGCATCGTCACCCAGCAATCGCTCGCAGAACGCGCGAAACTCTGGATCAATAACAAGCAGCTTTTCAGCCTGGCGCAGCGCATAGATGACCGATGTGTGGTCGGCCATGCCAACCAGCCTGCCCAGCTGACCGTATTTGAAAGTCGGCCATTGCGATTTCGCGCAAGCAATAACAGCCCAGCGGACGCGAGCATATCGCGTCTTGGTCACATCGCGCATCTGGGCATGACTTAGATGCGCGAGTTGGCAGGCGTGCGCCACTAGATCAGTGGTCGATGTGAGTCGCTTGGAGCGTGGCAATTCGATCGTTGCCGCGCCTGGCACCCGATCTCGTGACACAGTTGGTGCATCGGTCCGCGACAGTTGAGGCTTGGTCAGGCGTGGGCGTTTGAGTCCCAAGTCACACAACTTTCGGCCGACGACCTGCCGGCTAAGCCCGAGTGACTGGCCGATCAGCGTCATGTTGTACCCGTCGGCATACATGCGCTTGAGCCGATCAATCATCGCATGCGTCCATTCGATTCGGTGAGGTCTGCTCACGCCGCCACTTTCCGCTTGCGACGCACCTTGGTCTTGCGGCGTTTGGGTTTGGCCGGCTTCTTCGCCAGCTTAGGCATGCTGATCGTCGAGCCTGGTGCATGGCCGTGCGCCGGAAATAGCTCGCTCTTTGCCAGTGGATTTGTGAGTTCGCTCGGCTGCGGAACAGCCGCACGCTCAGTCCTGACAATACGATCAAATAGATCTGGGTCAGCAATTTGGCGCATTTGCACCAGGACCGTTTTTGCCTGAGCGAGATCGTCGGCAAACACCGCCTTCGCCAGTTCATCAAACTGCTCATCAAAGATGTGCTGCCTCATTGAGCCTCCTCCGTTTCAGCTTCAGGTTTAACCAGCGTCTTGAGCGGTTGGATCATCCCCACCGCACCGTCGCTTGGGACGCGCCTAAACAGCGCGTTCTCATTCGGTCCCGACTGATGCACCTCGATCGTGTCGCCACCGATGGCAGCCATCATCTGGGTCAGGTAATTGGGGTTGATCGCGGTCGGGAATGTCTTGCTGCATTCAGCACTGACCGCCTCATTGGCTTCGCTCGCGCCGTCTTTGGCAAAGGTGGCAATGACCAGTTTTCCGTCTGTTGGGGTCAGCTCAAGCGCCGGATCCTTGCTTGGAGCAATGATCTGCACCCGCTTGATCGCAGCCAAGAGGTGTGCAGGATCAAATCGCAGCGGGCTTGCAACGTCCTGGGGGAGAAATTTGGAATAGTCGGGCCATGTGCCGACCAAAGTTTTGCCGATCAGCTCAGCACCACCTTGCTGGTAGTGGGTCAAGCTCTCGGACCACGCGAATTTTGCCTCTTCATCCGCGCTGGCCTGTGCGCCCATGCTGGCCATGACGCGCAGCGCCTTTGGCCCAATCGCAATTTCAGGCGCGTCTTCTGGCCACGCAAGATCACGATAAGGGGCGCTGACCAGGCAATGTCCCTGCGTCGCAGCCAAGCTCGCGATCCCATCGCGCACATGCCACAAGGGGCCGCTGAAATGCGTCTTGCCAGGAACTTCGCCGGCAAAGCCCCGAACCCGCTCGATCAATTCCGCCCAAGCTTGCGCCATCACGCGGACCGAAAATCCCGTTTCCGGTGGCGGCATCAAAGGAAAATCATCAGGCTTTAGGCACGGCAATTGCCAATGACCTCGACCCGCACTGACCCCAAGGCGCGCATTCTCGCGCAGCTTGAGTGTGATCGCCTTGTCTTGTGGTACTGCCGATGCGATTTGGCTGAGCTTCTCTGCCGGCGCAGTGCAGGTGAACGGCTCTGCGATCTCTGCATCAAGCCGCTGCGTGAACTGGACGCCGTCATCACCTGCGGTGATCGTGAACTCGCCATCGCGAGCGTCGATCAGTACATGCTTGAGGATTGGCAGCGTGTCGCGCCGCTCGACGACCTGGGCCGCGATCTTGAGTGCTTTCGCCAGTTCGCTTGCGGGGCAAAATCCCGATTTCATGCACAACCCTCCGATATCGATGATTTGGTTGACTGGCCCTGCGCCACACCGGGCGCGCAGATCATCACCACAAGGCTGCGCTTGGATGATCCTGCAGTTACCTTGATCGCGCCATCTGCTTCGAGGCGCTGGACCAAGTACCGCGCTCGCTCGCGACCACGCGCATTCTCCGGCAGGTCCAGATGCGACGCCATTGCACGATAACTCGGGCATTCTTGACCAATGTCGGCGCAGGTCCGCAAATGAGTCAGCAATTGTTCGCATTGCGACCGTGTGGGATTGACCCGCTGTGCGGTGTCCGCCTCTTGCTTGGGCAGCGCGTCTTCAAGCGGGGCTTTGGTGATGATCCAGCACCAGCGCTCTTTTGAGTGACGCTCTGGTTTCGAACTCAGTTTGGCCAATCCACGCGATTGCATCCGGTTGGCCCAGCGCACACTTTCTTCATTGCGGGGCAGGTCGATGCCGCTGGCATATTGCGCGCTTTCACCCGGTGCAGCATTGGCAAACCAGTCCTCCAGCTCGCGCAACGGCGCAACCGAGGCCAGGTTGAGAACAAACGTATCGCGTGCGGCGACCCCCACCGCCATCACCCCTGCGCCTTCGCTTTGTCGCTGAGCGACACAGGGCCAGATTGATTGCTGTTGATGACCAGCGCGCGCAGGCTTTGCAGCCGCTGCACCGCTTCGTCGATTTCCAGAACGATGCGCTGCTCTTCTTTGGGAGAGACCTTGCCGTCATCCTCCAAAGCCGCTGTCGCTTCGCGAGCGACATCGCCGAACTCACTGGCGCATTTGCCCAGCTCCAAAGCGATCAGGCTTGCTCCAGCCTCGCACTCGGGCAGGCGGATTGCGCAATAGCCCAACTCAGCTGCGCGAGCCTCAAGGATTGGAGCGCGACCGGTTTCGACCAGCGCCACCTCATCGAGAGTGTGCGCATCGATCTGGTTCGGTGTGGCTGCATTGTTGCGATTGTTCCAATCGCCAACCCAACTGCGTTGTTTGTCGACAGTGCGCGCAGCACCATCGATTCCACCGCTGGCAGCAATGGCCTCGCGCACGGCGCGCTTAATTCGACCACGCACGCTCATTGCACGGCCTCGGCTTGGCTCTCTTCAAACTCGGTCATGAAGGCCATGATTTTTGCGCGAGTGGCGCGGCGCAGCTCACGGCCGTCGCGCAGACCAGTCACCAAGCCAGGATCACTGACCGCATCACGACCAAACGTGCTTGCTGCCATGTCGTGGTGCTTCAGGAAGCGCTCGATGGCTGGCAGCGCCGCATCGTAACCGGACAATTGGCCCAGATTTCCGGTCGACGGTGTCGTCGACTGGGCCCTATCTTGAGATGGATCGCTAAAGTTCACACTCGGCTCCTCTTGTCGGCGCCGGGTATGATGGAGGTTTCCATCACTTGTCAAGGAAAAACCCATTTTGATTTGCGGAAAGCAATGTTGGATTGTTCCATCATGACTGAGAAGGCCAAGATTTTCCTTGAGCGGGTGGACGCGTGGTTGGCTGATGCTGGCCGTTCACGCCGCTCGCTCTCGCTTGAAATCAGCGACCAGAAGAGCGGAGGCGTCTTTGCTGATGTCGCCCGCTCTGGCTCGATCCCAAAGGAGGCGCGCTTGCGACGCCTCGCGCTCGCGACCAACTTGAGTGTCGACTATCTGGTGGGTCGGACCAACGATCCGGCCGCCGTCGCCAGCGAGGTTGAGATCACTGGCGCAATCAAGCCACCCGAGGACCCTGCCGGCAACCTGAGTGCGGCCGCACAGGCTTCGTCATCACCCATGATCCCGCTTGTCGGCACGGGCGATTGCGGCGAAATCACGCTGGCGGATGAGCACGGCAATGCCGTTGAGGTCGAACGCAATTCATTCGATCCCGACTACTCTGTGCGCATGATCATTCGCCCGCCCGCGCTACTTGGTGCGCGTGATCTCTATGCGATCTATTTCCAAGGCGAGAGCATGGTTCCGCGCTTCGAGCCAGGTGAGGTCGGGATCGTCGATCCCGTCCGCCCCGTCCGACCTGGTGACTATGTCTTGGTCCAATTGACCAATGGCGAAGATGAGGATGTTGCCACCGTTCTGGTCAAACGATTGGTGCGCAAGCTCGGGCGCGATCTACTGCTCGAACAGTTCAACCCGCCGCTGACATTCACCGTGCCTGGAAAGCGCGTGAAGCGGGTTCATCGTATCATGCCGCAAACCGATCTTCTCTTCGGCTAATCACGAATTCGGTTCAGGTGCTGTAGCTCGATGAGGATTGATTCAAGCCTCATAAGAATGAAGAGCAGCAGAAGCGGTGTGGCGAGCGCCGCCACAGCAAAGGCAAACTCTGTCAGTCCATCAATCATCTTACATGCCCTCCTCTAGCAAAGCATCGCGCGCTTCTGTGCATTGTTGAGCCACACGCACGGCTCCATCAACCTCACGGCGAAGTTCCACCAACACACTTGGCCGCTCATCACCGTCGATCACGGGCATGAAGCTCTTGGCCAATTCCTTGCGCGCGTAGGCGACTGACCGGCAGATCTCGGTTGCATCACTTGCCCTGCGCGTGCGGTCATCGGTCAGGCCACTGGGTGGGCTCAGCTCACCGAACTCCATCCATGCCGCCGTGCACCGCATCTCCATCCGGCTGATGACCTCGGCGAACTCATATCGATCAACCCCTGATTCCTGCGATCGCTCCATCATGACGCCCGCCGCTGCTGTCGCGAGGCCACAGGTATCGCCCGCGTTGATCAGCTCTTGTCGATAGTCAGCCATGGACTGCAGTTGCGCCAAATAGTCATCAGACCCTGGCTCGGGATCACTCGTCATCGCGAGATACAGAACGAAGAAGATCAGACCGACCGCGATCCAGCCCACAATCATGATGATCCGTTGCCAAAGCGGCCGCTCGGAAAATGTTTTTGCCATCACAAAAATCCCTGAATTCAGTCGCTTGAGCTTAGCACAAGCGCACAACCACCCCAAATGATGGTAATTTCCGCTTGACTTATGATGGAGTTTTCCATCATTTATGCGCCATCAGCCATCGCAGGAGGGTGAAAATGGGTTGTGACATTCACATTGTGCTTGAGAGACGTAAGCGCGATTCAGGCGAATGGATCGGTCAGTGGTGCAGCGACAATCTGCCAGACAGGTGGGGTCGACCCAAGTGCGCGCGTCGAGATTATGGCCTGTTCAGCCGGTTTGGTGTTCGCGGGCCGCGGGATGACGGAAACGCCATCTACCCCCGAAACATTCCTGAAGATGTGAGTCGACTTGCTTGGTCGCTCTACATGCTCTCACCGACGGATCACCATTCAGCGTCCTATTGCTCGCTTGAGGAATTCATTGAGGCCTGGCGCGCTGAGAACCCGAATGACGCCGAGGTCCGAAAGGACTGGGCACATTATGACCTATTTGGCGTCGATCTCGATTGGCCAGAAAACGCAGAGTATCGACTCGTCTTTTGGTTCGACAATTGATGTCGGCCCTCCACGCCCAGATCGCCGCTGAGCAATTCGCCAAGCGCCGCGCCCGCGCGATCCGCTTGGTCGAATTAGGTAAGGTGACCAAACGCGAGGCCAATCGCCATGCACGCCTGTGGTTGGCGATTGCGGCAGCAGCCGGGGCCGACCTACCCGAGCTTGAGACCGATCTGATCTTTCCATCGGGCGTAAAGGGCAAGCTCACTGCGAGCATGATCGCTGATCCTGCGGACTATCTTGGTGAGCTGGCGCGGGCGCGCAACGTGGCGCGTGACCCGGTGGATGCAGGCCCAGTCGCTCCCAAGGTGATGGACCATTTCTGGGACCTGCAAATGCTCGCGCTCGAACTCGGCGCCCCAGACCACACCCTTCAACGACGCGACAGCGTCACCGCTGAGCGCGTCCAACAGTTGGAAGCCGCATGATGTCTCGAATTTCCACGTACCTATTCGCATTTCCAATCCTGCTCGTGATGTGGATTTGGAATGCGGCTGCCGCAATGATCCTCTGGAACTGGTTTGTTGTTCCACTTGGCCTGCCACCACTTTCGCTGTGGTGGGCATGCGGCCTTCTAAGCACCGCTTTTGTGTTTCGAATGAGGCCATACAAGAAAGGTGATCCCTCGGTCGCGTGGAAGGCCGTGACTTGGATCCTCCTGAGACCTGTGGTCGCATTGGTGATTGGCTGGCTTTTCAAGCTGGGGATGATGTCATGAACCGCCTGCGCAACTTCATTCTCCGCTTGCCCGAGCTACCGCCCGACCTGGTCTTCTTCGGCTTCTTGGCGCTCGGAATGGTAGCAGGTGGACTGTTGGGCTGGTGGGACGCTCAGCCATGATCGCGCGGACCTTCCTTTTCATCGGCCTGTTGGCCGCATCCTATGTCGCCACGCATGTCGCACTGGCGCTCAGCCTTGGAGCTACCCCATGACCACACCTGGACCCTGGAGCGCCATCAAAGATACCAAACTTGGGCATGTAAATTTGTTTGGACTGAAGCCAAACGAAGGGCGTCACATCGGCACCATAATCTCAGGCAGCCGATCTCAACTGGCCCAGTTTTACGATGACTGCGAGTTGATTGCTGCCACTCCGAAACTCGTCGAAGCGCTGCAGCGCAGCGCAAACGCAACAGTTCAACGCGACAATAGGGTCGAAAACGATCCATCGTTCGACGCTCAGGAGTTCGCGGAGAAAGTGCTGCGCGAATGCGGTCTCGGAGTGACCCCATGACACATCAAGTGATGCCAGACACGGATAGTGGGTCGGAGCTCTTGGAACTCGATCTGGAAACTGCGCGCGCATACGCGGATGCCGGCATTATGCCGATTGCCGAGTTCGTCACCAAATACGGAGACCAGCTCAATGACTAACAAGCAACACACACCACAAGCGCTAGCGGATGAGCTTGAGCGTCTGAGCAAAGTTCTCGTGCGCGCTCATTTTCGCGCTAGCCCACAATTGGGACGTAAGGCTGAAAGTCGGCACGCAACTGTGTCCAGTGATGGAGAAGAGTTCCTGACTCTTAGCGCGTCAAACGATCCTGATTATGCGTCGAAAGCGGCAAATCTCTTGGCCCTTCTATTGAACGAATTGCCCGACATCCTCACTGCCCTTCGCGCCAACGCGGAGCCTGTTGCTTGGCAACCGATTGAAACGGCCCCCATGTGGGATGAGCTGATCGTGGCTGATCCTGAAAACAACCTCATCGCCTTTGCTGCAAAGTGCGAGGGTGTTGGTGATGAAACCTATTGGGGTGTTGAGCCGGAGGACGGGCTTGGATGGGAGCCCAAGGTATGGATCCGCCCACTCTACGCAGGCCGACCGCCTGAGGTGGGCGAGGGTGAGCTTGCCAAGCGCATCGGAGAGGCCTTGGCGCTGTTTGAGGAACTGCTGGACGGGCCATCTAACGGCGACTTCTATGGCGTCAGTCAAGGGCAGGGCATACGGAACAAGCTCGAAACGATCCGCTTGGCCTTGAAGCAAGCCACACCATCCCCAGCACCAGCGGAAGGGCTGGCAGAGGCGGTCGAGAAGTTGCGAGTTGCTTGTCGCAATGAAGGCGTGAGGGCAGTAGCGCGAGCAACAGGGGTATCAAAAGCTACCATTTCGCGCTTCGTGAACGGCAAAGAAACGCACGTTTCAACATTGCTGAAAGTCGCAGGCCACATTGGCGCTGCTGTCCAAGCGCAGGCACCCGATGCGATCCGCGCAGCGGGGGGTCGGGTCGGTAAGCTAACACACAGCTGGATTGACGGCGAGAGCACGGTGACAATCGTGTTCGACGACTTCCAGGCCGCACTTGAGCTGTTTGCCACCTTGGGAGAGCGGTGAGACCCAAGCGCGCCTTGACTTCGGAGCAAGATCCGCTCGACGCATTGGCTATCGCCCTTGCCAAACAGCTCGCGCGCGATCACCATGCCGCGCAATTCCGCCATGACGATACGCGCCGCCCTCTACGCTAGATTTTCTAGCCAGCTGCAAAAAGACAGCTCGATCGACGATCAGCTGAGGGTCTGCAGCGAGCGCGCCGAGCGCGAGGGATGGGAGATCACTGGCACGTTCACCGATTATGCCATCAGCGGCGCCGTGCGCGAGCGTTCTGGTCTCACAGCGCTGCTCGAGCACGTCAGCAATGGTGGCTGCGATATCGTGTTGGCCGAGGCCATCGATCGCCTAAGCCGCGATCAGGAAGATCTCGCCGCGCTCTATAAGCAGGTTTCATTCGCCGGCGCCGGCATCGTCACGCTGTCCGAGGGTGAGATCTCGGAAATGCACATCGGCTTCAAAGGCACGATGGCAAGCCTGTTTCGCAAGGATCTCGGTGACAAGGTGCGCCGTGGCCAGGCCGGCAAGGTTGACCGCGGCCTCATCCCTGGCGGGATTGCCTATGGCTACCGCAGAATTGCCAAGTTTGATGATCATGGCGAGCAGATCCGCGGCCTTCGCGAGATCGATCCAAGCCAAGCGAAGATCGTGCAACGCATCTTTGATGAATATGGCAAAGGTGACAGCCCGCTCACGATCGCACGTCGACTCAATGAGGAAGGCGTGCCAGGCCCACGCGGCGGGAAATGGTCAATCAGCGCCATCAATGGCCAGGAAAAGCGAGGCAATGGGATCCTTTGCAACGCAATCTATGCCGGCGAGCTGATCTTCCGCCGGACCAGCAAGATCATGGATCCGCAGACCCGCAAATATGTCATTCGGGAAAATCCAGAAAGTGAGTGGATCCGCAAGCCAATGCCTGAGTTGGCGATCGTCGATCGCAACACCTGGGCTAGAGCTCGAGAGCGCAAGCGCGCGAATGGCGGAGCGAAGCTCGGCGCCAGGCGTCGGCCGGCGCGCATGCTTTCTGGCCTGATCGAATGCGGCGAATGTGGCGGCAATATGATTGTGGTCAGCAAGGGCAAGGTTGGGTGTTCCAACGCGCGAAACAAGGGCACGTGCAGCAATCGCCGAACCGCCAGTATTGGAATGGTGGAGCGGCGCGTGACGGTCGGGCTCTCTGATGAGCTACTTCGGCCCGAGCGACTATCGATGGCTTTGCGGATCTACCATCAGGAACGCGCCAAGCTCGATCGCGAACAAGCGGCCGCAGACAAGCTTGCCAATCGCCGCGGACGCGAGCTTGATCAAAAGATCGAGCGGATCCTCAAACTGGTCGAGGCCGGTGCCGGCGATATCGATGAGGTGGCCGCGCGCCTGGCGGAACTGAGAGCTGAGCGCGAAGAGATCGCAACTGCACATCGAGCACGCGAGGCGGAGCGGGTGATCACACTGCATCCGAACATCGGAGAGGCTTACGAGAGGGTCGTGCGGGATATGGCACGCCTCATCAACGATGACACGCCGGCCGGCAGTGATGCTCAAAGGGCCATCAGGCAGCTGGTATCGCGCGTGATATTGACGCCAAAGGCTGAGCGGCGAGGCATGTCGATCGAGGTTGAGGGAAGAGCTGAGGCGATCCTCGCCCTCGCAACGGGCCGGCCGGCGCCACAAGGTACTTTTGTGGTGGAGCGGGTAAGGGGAATCGAACCCCTCTAGCCAGCTTGGAAGGCTGGAGCATTACCACTATGCTATACCCGCCCGCTTTGGAGCGCGCGCGATGCCACGATTGCCTTTGATCAGTCAACATGGAT